CGAGAATTAACTGGAGTGGTGAAGAAACAGTGATCATGATCCACGTTACGATGAATTATCTTGACTGGAACTGTAATTCCATCGTATCTCACTGAGTGTAAAGAGTTTGAGACATGACAATTCGTCACTCCAAGGTGGCCCTTCAACATGATTGCATTGCAGAGGACAGTGCCATTTTCCGACATGGCATCAACGACATTATTGCCAACAAGATCTATGACATCACTGACACCTGGGTCAATTGAAGACTCGTTGACAAACTTTCTCTTTTGAGCTTCCACCAACCCTTGACCTGAGACACTCGCTAGGTTTATTGAACGTTCGTCCACGATTGGAAACGTGGGTTTGACTCTAGTTTGATTGTAGACGTCCAGCGTCGCTTCACTAACCATACCAGATGATCGTGTACCATGTAAACCAGAGCCACTCACATCTGCATTCATACGTGGAATTTTCATCACTGAAGCCGAAAGCGGCCTCTCTGCTCTGACTCGCATCGCGTAATCTTCGTAGGCATCCACTGGGTCAATTTCTTCCATCTTGTCAGCCCAAGTTCCCTCATTCGTGATGGGATCACCATGTTGGTCAAGATAGATTGCAAAGAAAGCAATCCCACATTTAATCAAGAAAGTGAATGCATCGAGCCATGGTATAGAACAGTCAGACTTAAACATGGTGATGTCAGGATACTCTGTTCTCACTGATTTCTCAATTTTGACGAACTGCAATTCCTCTTTCCAGACACGCGCCCGGCCTTCTTCCTCCCAGAAGAAAACTCTAATGTTATCATTGAAGTGCATTGACACACTGCCAAATCCTGGTACGAGAGTCGTCGAAACCATCTCTGCTATGTCAGCATATGTTTTGACCCTTGAATTTTTCATGATTTCAAGCATGTTTTGCAGCACCCTCTGAGGTGACCCTTTGGCTTTCAGAATGGTCGCATGTCTGAAAAACTTGAACATCTCAAACCCTACGACTCCATTGCACTCAGTAGTGGTGGGCAGGTCCAACAGGATCTGGAAATCAGGTTCGAAATTGCTTGGTGGTGAATCTGGCACAAACTCACCTCTTGCCTGCTTGCAAAGTATTGACTCCTCAATATGCTGTCGAATTCTACCGACTGCAAAGTCTTCTTCAGTACAACCTGGCTTCTTCAATCTGACAACAACTTTTGTTGCGAAGAATTCTGAATTTTGCAAGAGTTCATCTTTGGTGTAACGACTCAAAATTCCTTTCCGAGCAAAGTTGAACGTGAAGACATGACATCTTCTCAACAAAGCATGGTATGTATCTTCAGTGAAACCAGCTTCACTCCAAGTCCTCGCCAGTTGAGCTTGGTTACAAGTCATTATGACTGGTTTCTTGAGTGAACCATCATAAGTACTCCAGACAGTATTCTTCGCATCGCGCAAGGTGTCCACATTAGCAGCGATTTCGTCAAGCTTCATATAACTTCCGTTAAACTGTTGCATGATGTAAGTTTTTCCAATGCCAGGTGGACCAATGAACAGGAAACATTGGCTCGTTGTCATCTCCGTAGGCTCGATGGCTTGGTTATAAAATTGATCACCATGAGGATCTTGATACTGCGGATCACCATTGTCAAAGCCAGGTTGGACAAGTTGATATTGCACATCGAAATCTAAGCCAAAACGGCGGCGGTATTCAGCTCTAAACCAACCTTGCTGGCCATCAGACCTAAACCAACCCTCTCCTGATATCACACGCTGGTAAACGACATCGAACTCTTCATGTCTCTCAGCATGTGGCCTCCCATTAGGATTGAAGGTGGCTGCACGGGTTGTTTGCGTTACGATAACTGGTCGAACCTGTGGCGCTGGTGGCAATTGTGCCGAGACATCTACTGGTAAGTCTGCAACGTTCCGGATGTTGGTTTGTTTTAATCTCGCGTCAACAGCAGCTCTGAACTGAATGCCCCGTTCAACGCTCAGCTCATACATTTCACGAATGATATTTTGTATGGACATGGGAGCGACTGGAACCATGATACCATTGACTGGTTTATTCTGCATTACAGTAAACTTGAGATGAGAGAAATCAGCCTTGTAATGTTCAGCTGGAAAGACTGTAGCTCCATCAGGGAAAGGTTGCGTCTCCTCCACACAAATGCAAAAGTCTCTTCTTCGGCTCAATATGTCTGTATCGCTGAGAACGATTGAAGTAGCAGCATAACCCATGTTTGAACACATTATCATGTAAGGGGATGAGAATCTCATTCCTTTTTCTGGTATCCCAGCTTGATTTAAGA